CAATCTTCCCCGTCCTAATTGCATCACCAGAACCAATATACTGTTGCTCAGTAAAGCGGTTAATACCTAGCAAATCATTAGCACATATTGGTGGAATAATCAAAGCACGATTGTCCATTGGTACATTTGCATTATCTAGTTTTAGTATCATTGCACGAAGTCCAGCATCAGTAATATCTGCTTCATTACCGCCCGTCCAAATAGTAGTACCAGAGCCAATATAAGCCTTTGTATAACTACCATCAGTAGTCGTACCACCTTGTAAACCCTCTCCTAAATCAATTAGGTCAGAGTCAACCTGAGTAGCCAATGCGTAACCCGCATCATCCGTATAGAACCTACGGAGGCTGTTTAATGCTTGAACCTCAGTAATGTCTTCAATAAGCACAGAGTATTCATAATGCTTATCAATGCTGAGATCAACCACTGAGTGGGTGTCGCCTTGGATTGCTACTTTAGTATTAGCTGCTTTAGCCGTTGCTGATCCACGGGTTGGTTTGGGGATATGAATTGTATCACCCTTCTTCCCCTTGTGTGCAATCTTAGAAACAAGATTACCAACTACAAGGTTCTTTTTATATCCTGCAATAACCTCATCCGACCATAGCTCTGGAATAAAATTCGCGGCTGTAGTAGTCGTTTGATGATTAGTGCCTATTGCACCACTTGCCATTTTATATCTCCTATCTTTAAATTAATGTTAACTATCGAACTCTCCCCTCTGCATACGCTTTTAAAATATCATCAGAGAGAGCATCATATCTATCAGGGTCGTTTATTCTCAACCGTATTACATCCTCCTTGCGGTAAAACTTACCGCCTGACGGATTGGAACCAGTTGCAACCTCTGAGTGTGCCGCCCTTAAAGACTTCTTCTGCCTTGCCTGTTTAAGTTCCGCTACCTCTTGGGTGCGCTCAATATTATTCAAAGCCTTCCAAGTACTTAACAACTCATCCGCTGCATCAACACTATAATTATCATTAGCCTCTGTAAAGAGGAGTGATCTTATAGGGCTTTCCTGGACCCATTGTTGGAAGTCACCATCAGTGATAACCTGTCGATAATCTGGATGTTTATTTGTCAGATTATTAAGCGCACTATCATTCTTACTCTTTCTGGATACAGCCTCCATCTCTCTGAACTTTGGATGATCCTCAATAAGCCTTGATACTGCCGAGGTTGGATCTTCAAAAAAATCTACCTCACTAACTAGTTCTTCCTGTCCTTCTTCTTGTTGTTGAGATCTAGTATTCTCCAACTGTGTTCTAAGGAAGGAATCTGTTAACTGGCGTAACTCGCCAATCTCCTGACCCTTTCTCCCAAGTTCCTGCTCCAGATTTGAGTAGCTTTCTAATATATCCTTCTTAGTCTTACCTCTAAACTTAGAAGGTATTTCAAAACTCTCCTCCTCCTCCACCTCTGCTATTGCATCCGGTACATTTCCCCCTCCAGTTGCCTCTCGGGGTGTGCCTACCGCCTTTTCCAGAGAATCTAGTTCAGCTTGTGATTTTTCCTCGTACTGTGTTGGTACTACTTCCTCATCATCAACAATTACAGTTGCCATATAATCTCTCCTGTACTATTCCGATGTAAACATTTAAAGAATAGATTAGGAGGTATATAAAATGGGGCGCTCTATACGTTCTCCCCTACTTCATCTACCTCAGTATTGCGTGTAAGCTCCTCCAAATTCGCTAACCAGTTAAGAACTTGAAGTGCGCCTTTACGCATATATAGAGTCTTTATATCAGTAATATCATACAAAGACTCATTTGCCTCAATTAGCGTTTTAACCTCCTCATTAAGAAGGGTACGCCAACCATCCGTCTCAAACAGAGCATAACGCTCATCAAAAAACCGCCGGGTATCAATATCCATAACCATTACCCCACCCTATTATTTATTGTTACCTTGTGCCGACTTTAATCCTGTGTTATATCCTGCCTCAACTGCCTTCGCCATGTTAAGTGCGATCTCAGACTCAAGATGTTCCGCCTCAACTGGTGCTTTCTGTGCCTCACCCATCTGATTCATAGCTACTGCCTGTAATTTCTGCACCTTCGCCTGCTTCTCAGCCATATCCAACATCTGTGTTTGCTGTTGCATCTGCTGTTGTTGTGGGTTAGGCTGTTGCATCTGCTGTAGGGTGGCGAGTACCTCCTCCCTGTTCGATAGGGAGCTTGTCTCATAAATACTTCGTAACAGTACCATGAAGACAGGTGATTGAGGTGGTACAAATGAGAGTAGTTGAATAAGTTGTGACATCTCCAACTCCCTCGCCATTATCCCTAAAGTGCTATACGCCTTAAATTTATAATCCCCGGCTGGGTATCGCTCTGGATCGAACTGCATGTAACGATAAGCCGACTTATTTATTAGTGGTACTAGAAAGTTCTCTTGGAAATTGCTCAGGGTGCGCTTCTGTCGCTTAATACTCGCACCCATCATCATGCTCATCCCACTCGCAGTATTATTTCTCGGCTGACTAGCCGTACCTACCTGAGAATCCATAGCCCCAGTACCCATCTGGATCATCCTCTCTAACTCCGCAGACTCAGTATAAGATTGGGGTGAGGTGTTGCCAAAGTTTATCGGCATGAGTACTGAGCGCGGATCACCATTAGTTAAAATAGTCTTCCCCGCTCTTACCTCGAACTTGCTACCTCGCGGTAAGCGAGTCGCATCAATCGCCATCATGGGGTGGGTGGTGAGGGCGAGAGCGTCTATTCGGGCGCGTAACTCTGCATCTAAAGCTTTTTGAGGGTTGTACCCCTTCTCGGCAACACCCCTCCCCCAAAATCTGTCGGGAACAGTGTCATGTTGATAGGCTATAAAGGGTCTATCACTTAAAAGGAAGGGGTTCTCGATTGCTCTTAAAACGGTATCATCATTAGCAATAGTAACAATTGCCTCAACCAGATCATCACCCTCATCCTCATCTAACTCTCCCAGCATATCTGCACCTTTCAGCAGTTTGCGGGGAACTAAGCCATAATATTCTGTAATTTTTACCTTATCATCCACCTCTTGAGGCTCAGTAAGCTCCCCCTCCATGATGTCAACCTCATCAGAGTGGCTTCCAATGGCGACATCCCTATAAATACCTTGATTTATATTCTCTATTATGTTATGTCGAGGCTTGATTAGTATGTGAGCGCACCCCAATGCACTCTCAATATCCTTTGCTGTGGGATCTATAGCAAAGTTAAATGGGGCGATAGGCTCTAACTTGCAACAGATATACTCTTGGGGTATAGGTACTCTATCCATGACATAAGTCTCCCCTACAGGAGCCTCTCCAATAGTATACTCCGTCTTAACTTGGAGTACTATCTTGCCAATCCCAGTACCATACAATGCTCCGTTCAAGAAGACGGTGCTTATCGCACTCTTGATCCCCTCACGCTCCAAATCCTCTGCTAGTTGTCGGCGTAATTGGTATAAATCTGTAGGATTTTGATCTCTAAGATCATCAACCATATCAAACCATTGATCCTTACCAAAGGTTGCCTCCTCTAACTCGCTAACAGTACCCTCAATAGCCTGTGTTAGTGCGGGGGAGATGAGCTGGCTCTTCTCAGATTGACGGGTTTTATCCTGTGTGGAGTAAATACCCCTCCAAAGTCGGTAGTATTCCTCCCATTTCTCCTTGTAATTACTGTCCCGATGGTCAACCCACGCCTCAACGCGAGTACCCACCCAGGAGGCTAATGCGGAATATTTATCTGCTATCTTTGTCTTATCTGGCATAATTTCCTCTAATAACCTGCAATTGCATCTATTGGCTCCCAATCATCCACCTGAAATGCCTGTGCATAATCTGTAGTAGCTACCTGATCAATATATGATAGGGCATCGGGTAGATCATCGTGGGAGAGGGGGTTGGGAAAGTCTAGTAATTGATCTACCAGAGGCTTATTCCACTTCTCATTCTTCTTCAATAGTATCCTCCCATGTTCAAACCTGCCCTGTAATGACCATGTAATACGATCCGTCTTCTTCTTCCCACCATGAGTGACCTCGATGATGTTGGGGTAAACCCCCATCCTCCTCATCTGATCCTCAAGATAGGGTATTAAGGCATTCTTTAACGATCCCTTCTCAATCCCCACAGCCATGACTTGATGCTTCTGAGCCAAGCGTAGAATCTGTAGGCTAGTCTCTCTAATCCCCCAGCGACCATGTTTAATCTCGTCAACAAACCAACCCTCTGGGGAGACATGTACCAGAGCGATAGCCGTCTCATCCAATCTTGAATTTTTAATACCAGTAGAGTTAGCAACGTCTTCGAACCCAGCAGGGTCAACTGCCATATAGTACGAACCCTCTCCGCGAGGCTTATCTTCATATAAAATCCACTCCTCTTTAAATATTCCGCCTGTAAAGCTCTCAAAACTCGCCTCAAACTCCTGTCTGAAGGATTGAGAGGACATGTTCTTCCTCGCATTCTCTATCTCTTTCGGATCCAGCATGGGATTATCCAGGCTGGTATAGGAGAAATGCTCCCAATCATCCTCCTCCATCGAGGCTAAATATAGATCATAAAAATGATTCTTACCCGCCGGTGTTCCTATAAAGAGGGCGGAGCCTTTAACATCTGCCAGTGTGGGGCGGAGTATTTGCTCCCACACCGCAGGCTTCATGCTGGCATATTCGTCTAATACGAGATAAGACAGACCCACACCCCGTAATGTGTCTGGTCTATCCGAACCCTTTAAATAGATCTTCCTTCCATTTAT